AGAGGCTGTTGAGGAAGAGGTTTCCAGTAGTCCCATCCATGTTGATATTTGGGATTTATTTGACAGATATTCAAAGAAATCCAATAAAATATCTCAAGAAGCATTAGAAGAAGCAGATGAAGCACTACAGGTTTTCTTGGATACAAAACCTGCTGAAGACCACAGACCGGAGGGAGATGAACGGGTATATCCCACATTTGGTCAGTTATTAGATGTAAAAAATATCTTCCGAGAACCATTCAGAACTGGTAAAGTAAATTTGAATGCGATAGATGCATCTGAAGAAGCAAGGGAAAGATTCGTTAAGGACATGGAAACCTTCGCAAGAAAAGTTGAGAAGTTTTACAACCTTGTATATGACCAAGCCAGCCAAGATGATGATGAGATTTCTGATAAGTATTGGAGGCAAAGCAAACCCCTCAAGGACATGTTTGCTAAACTCTTCGGTGAGGAACTTGTTCTACAAACTAGAGTCAGAAGGAGACAGTCTGGTAAAAGGGGAGGTAAGAAGATAGATGGAGTCCACGTTGGCCCAAGGGAATACGGTGAAGAGGAAGAATATACTGCTGTATCAACCAAGAAAGTAGGAGGCAGTAAAAATGGAGTCCTTGACAAATTACTAATGACTCTAAGGACACCAGCCTCACCAATAGCAGAATCATCCAAGACCCTACAGACCCTAATGACCAACGTTGCAAAACATGGAACGAATGATAGTCGGTCTAAACAATTGATGAAGAAACTCCACAAGAATAATTTCTTCGATAGAAAAACCTCGTCTAAGATACAGGAATTCCTATACAATGGTAAATCTTTACCAAAACACGTTAGACGACTTCTAATCGAAGAAGGTGCAGAGTGGGAAGGGGAAGATTGGAATCAGTATCGAATGTATGGAGGCAAGCCTTCTAAAGAATTGATGATAGACATTTTGACTTCACAAGGAATAGGCAGAACAAATGTAGAAGGAGGGAAGGAACTCCGGTCTAAGTTGACAAGATATGCTTCAATGGATGTTGATTCCATGATGGAAAAAGCAGAAGGCATCATGTATGATGGGGAGGGAAAAGCCTTCCACTATCTGTTTGAGGAAGACTATGCAGATGACATTCTATTTGCCATCTATAGAATGTCTGCAAAATTAGAAACACTATTCACACGCATGAAAGAACATCGAAAGGACATTGGTAAAAAAACCAAACTGGTTAGAAACATACCAGATGAAGCATATGTGAAACCAATATATGATGAAGTAAATCGAGTTCTCCGCTTCTTGCATTTCCTTCTGACTGTGAACAAAATAACAGGACAATCTCATAGACTGAAGAAACAACGCCTTGAGGTAGTCAAGAAGATACAAAAAATGGGTTCTAGAAGTAGAGGCGATAATAAGTTACAATTTGAGCAATTCAATATTGACGCAATAGATGTGTCGGAAGGTTCATCTCCATTCAGAAATATGATTGCTGCGTTTGATGCGTATAAGCCCTCAAAGCAGTCTAGAAAGATTACAATAGGTGGGAAGAAGTTTGAAGAGGGAACTGATAAACAAGAAGTCATGGATAGTCTAGTAGATGACATCGAGAAACTTAAGGCTAGGTTAAGTCGAAGTAAGAAGAAGGCAACCATCGAGGCTAGAGAAAAGGAAATTGCAACCATCTATCGAACAATTGATTCATTGAAACCCAAATTAGCCGAATTAAAGGAGTCCGAGGAACCCAATGTTCAAAGAAAGAAAAAGAAGTTGGTTGAATATATAAAAAGAATAGTAAATGACCACATTCCTAAAATTGAGCAGAGCGTAAAGAACAACGAAGAGATGCTTGAAAGGTTAAAGAGAAATAACCCAGTTGAATACAAATATAGAAAGAAAGAAGCAGAAGAGAAGATTTACGCACTCACGCACCAAGTTAAATTAACTAGAAAGTTTCTCGGTGAAATTGCAGGTAGTATGAGTTGAGGAAGTAAAATGAGTTGGCAAGATATAATCAAGAATGAAGAAGATGACATGTTCTCTACTGCAAGAGTAGATAAAATATACAAAGAAGCAAATAAATGGTTAGACCACACTATTCAGAAAGTAGAACTGATAAAAAGAATCATCAATTCTGAGGAGGGAGAAGTCGGAGATGAATATCTTAAGGAGATAAAATCACTTTCTAGAATGGCAGAAGAGATGGTAGACAGAGCATTTGGATACGGTGGTGCTGATGACTATGATAGTGCATATGATACAACCTTCGACCAAAGGGCGTATGAAATGTCTCAGGCTGATAGAACAAGGTGATTGAAATGAGTTGGCAATCTATCCTTCTGAAGGAATCAGGTTTACTCTCTAAGGTAAAGCCAAAGCAGAAGAAGCGAATCAAGAAATTGTTGCAAACATCTCAACCTACAGAATATATGGGTCAAGATTTGACTAAACTCAGTTCCCTCCTATCTGAGATGAAGAAACTCGATTTGGTAAAATCCGATAAGAATCTTCAGAAGAAATTTGAGGAATTTGAGGAAAAGAATCTGGATATTGTCTCTTCAGCCGCAGAATTAAGAAAAGAGTATGAGACTCTTTACAGACAATTGAGACAAATGATTTATCCCAAGAAAAAGGGAGATTTACAGAACGGAGTTGAGGAATAATGACATTGAATTGGAAACTAAGCCTAAAGGAAGCACTCAAGGGTGATTTCAAAATGATGATAAAGCAAGACACAGACGCACAAGCCGAGGAAGCATCATGACCGAAGAAAATGAAGAGATAGTTATGCTTCTGAAAGCACTTGTCGATAAAGTGAAGGCTCTTGAAGAAGCGGTCTATCACAAGGATAATCTACTAATGAAGTCAGGCTATGTCGTGGTGGATTCTCCTACCCCTCAAATTGCCAACAAGACTACTGCTGGAATAACTTCAGATGTTGGTGACATGAAGTGGGATGACATTCACAAGATGATAGGTGAGATACAATGAGTTGGAAAGACATATTGAAGGAACTATCAGATTATGAGAGAGCAGTGGCAGAAGAGTTCGCTACTGATGAAGACATGGAAAGACCGGAAGAGGATTCCAATGTTGACGCATGGATAGACAATATGATATCGAGGCAAAGACAATTACAGGAGGCACAACAATGAGTTGGGAAGACACAATAAAATCACCATACGGAATTCATGGTCGAAGTGGTGACTATGGCATGGAACAAGCAGTAAGGGATATGGTCATGCAACTAAATGAGTTGGAACATGACATAGATGATATTCCTGATGAAAGGAGAAGCGCGGTTCAACAAGCATTTGAAGCAGCATCAAAGGCACTAGATAATTTGAGAACAGTAATGGGATGATATTATGCCGGAAAAAGTAACAAGAGAAGAGAAGCAAGTCGAGATTGCTATATTGAAAGCAAAGGAGATAATTCAAGAGGCGAAGCATTTGGGCATTCTTGAATTGGATGAGCCATCATTGGGGGAGGACTTCAAGGTAAAGCGTCCAAAGAAGAACCCTGCTGAGGTTCCAATCCCAAAGACTAGCAACATCGAAGGCAAGGAGAAGAAAGAGAATGATGGCAAGTTGAAGAAGGCCATGACCATACTCAAAGCCGTTAAAGTTCTGAATGATGCCATCGCAAAGAAATATGGAATCAACACCAAAGTTACTGACCCAACCGAGACTAATCCGGTTTGGGAGCAAGAAGGTGGTGCGCCTGATTTTGAAGAGGGCCATATAGATGAGAAGGAAATGCAATCTATTGTTGATGAGATTGGGAATGCTATGGATACTCTACAAAACAATGTTAAGGAACTACAAAATAGTGGACAGATGGATAGTCAAATTGCTGCCGAAATAGATGCTCATCATAAAACATTGAGTAGATGGGCGCAAGATTTGAAGGAGTCAACGATGGGGGCATCTGCTACACCCACTCAGCAATCATGAGGTGAATATGCCTCAGTCTGGTATAGAGTTTGAAAAGAAAGAAAGCGCAATGACAAAGCGTGTTCTTGATTTTTTTGAGAGAGTGCGTTATGCATATCTCTCAGCAAAGGAAGACCCTGAAGAGTATCGGTCAAAATGGGTCAAGGCCATTGAGGACATTAAAGGAGAGTTTGATGATATATCCGACTTCTCTAGAGAATTGAAAGAATATCTGAAGGAGAAGGTCTTGTTTTCTGATGAGGCAAAAGACCCAACTACCAGACAAGCAAAGGAAGTTTTCGATTCCATCAAAGAAATGCGCTTTGAGTCCAAAGGGGTTAGTGACCCATTCTCCAAGCAACTCGGTGATGATGTCATACCAACACTATTGAAACAAAAGCACATCTTTGCTGCATTCATCCATTATGCATTGCGTTCTCATTCTAATGCCCTGCCTGAGAAGGCTTGGCAGAAATACAAATTACCAGCAGATAAAATCACGCAGGGATTCATGGGTTTAGATTTAGAAGAGAGTGATATTCCTATTTACATTACTGAGCATTATGGTAATGATGAGACAGACAGTAGGAGAATCAAATCCAAATTCAAGGAAGCCCTCAAAATTCTGGAAGAGGTGTTCAATGGACAATACGAGGAGGAGGATTGGGAACACTTAGTTGAATTAGATTTGCAGAAATCAGAAAAGAGTGAGGACGAGAAATCCGAAATTGATTTCATTGTCCCTAACAAGCCTCTGTATCGCATCTTTGAGATTGGAGATTTGAAGAAACTGAAGGGCTTTACCGGAGAGTGGGTAGTCCAAGAGAAATACGATGGAATGAGAATACAGATTCACAAGATAGATGGTGATGTCAAAATCTATTCCTACAATGAGAAGGATATCACCGATAAATGCAAGGCACAAGTAGAGCAGATGGAGAAGAAGCATTTCGGTGATTGCATTTTGGATGCAGAACTTCTACTCTTCAAGGGGGATGAGGCTCTACATAGGGCATCTACTGTTAGTCATGTTTTCAAGAAGGAAACAGAAGGAACAAGATTACGAGCGCATGTTTTTGACATAATGAACCACGAAGGGAAGTCAATTGCAGATGAACCATTGAAGGAGAGAATAAACATTCTCTTCTATCAATATGGGCAACATTCCTCGGAAGACCTTGCATTCCCATCTAAGAAAGATACTAGGCTTGCTGACTCCATTGATGAGGTTGAGGAATATGCGAATAAAATTATGGAGATGCCTACTTCTGAAGGAGTAGTCATCAAGGACATGGAATCCACCTATTACATCGGTAATCGCAAGAATCCAAAATGGGTGAAGTGGAAGAAGTTCGTAGACTTGGATGTCATCGTCTTGGAAGCCAAGAAAACGAAAAGTAATCTACATTCATATTCTTTGGGGATTGGCCCTCTAAGTGGGGAAGAGTCTAGAGAATACAAGACCAAGGAACTTGAAGGTAAGTCGTATCTTCCAGTAGGCAAGGCGATGAATACGAAGGCCAAGGTAAAGGTTGGTGAAATCGTTAGAGTCAAGGTTGATGAGGTAAAGAAGGGGAAGAAGGACTTCAAGTTGATTTCTGCTCAAGTGATAGAATTACCCGAAGTCGATACAACAGATAAGATTGAGACACTTGAGGAATTGTCTACTAAGACTAAGAAGGCATTGGAAGGAGGGAGTGTTGAGTATGTCTTCGGGGAGAAGATAGGAGATTTGTTCCGTCCTGATACAGGCTTGGAGAAATCCCTATACATTACGGATTTCATTCATGGTGAAGCAGAAGTAATACTAAAGGGAGAATTAGATGGTTTCACTATTTATGGATTCAAGGGAGATTCTCTAATGGCTCAGAATGCATTGCACGATATTGAGAAGTGGAAGGATGACCTTAGTGAAGTGCTGAAGTCAAAGCGTTCTGAATTGAGAATAGGAATTCGCAATGAAATTATCGAAAGAGGCAAGGCGTTGAATATCGACAAGATAGAAGAGTTTGTCATAGAGAACTATCCTAAGACATATGACGAGTTGTTCAATTCAGATGATGGGCGATTGATGTCTTGGCTAAAGCAACAGGAAGACCTGACTTATCGCCATCCCAACAAGTTTGACTCCAAGCAAGATGTTCTTGAGAAGGATGTTGAGATAAAGAAAAGGCGAAACGCCCACAAGTTTGACGACAAATCAGGTAATCTCGGTGAGTTCTCTTTAGTCTTAACAGATGATGGAAACTTGAATTTTGTAATTAATTATAGAGATAAGAAAATGGCATGGTTAATGGATATAGATGATAGCGAGGACATATACAATTTATTTGGTAAGTCTGGTAAATTCCCTGCTAAGGTTTTAGACAAAATAGGAACCCCTAAGAGGACTATAGATAAAGGAGAAATTGAGATAGGTGTTCAAAAAGATGGGTATCACGAATACAGATTAGATGGTAATAAATTCCAGACTCGATTGCATATACGAATAGTCCCACTTAATGAGCAAAAAAGGTGGTTAGCATGGACTGGAAAGAAGCAAGAAATGTTAGACCGCAAGGCAGATGATGGGATTTGGAACATTACTGAAGATAAATATGCAGATGTCGAATTACCCCCATCTGAAGATGAATCACAAAACGAAGACGCTAAATAGTAAGAAGAAAAGGTGAAAAAAGTGTTACTGCAAAAGAAACAACACATTACGGAGGATAAAAGCGGGAATTTTCAGATACTGAAGTCTGATAATCTAGTCATTGGTGGTTATGCATCCATAGAAATAGTAGACAAGCAAAATGACCTAATCACACTAAGCGCATTGAAAGAAGCAGTAATCAAATATATGGAAGAGAGGAAATTCAGAAACGTAATGTCAAACCATTCAAATGTTCAAGTCGGGGAGGTAATAGAAAAATACCGAGATAAAAACGGAAATCTACACAAAACAGAAGTGGATGACGTTGGATTCTATGTAGTAATCAAGATGCGTGATGACATCGAGAAGGCTAAGGAAATCTCAAGAGGTATCAGAAAAGGAACGCTTCGGTCTTTCAGTATAGGTGGACAGGCAATCTCAAAGAAGCAAAAAAACAATTCTGAATTTGGACAATACAACGAAATAGATAAACTGGAATTACATGAAGTTACAATCTGTGAAAAAGGAATAAACCCGGAAGCGAAATTCGACATTTTGAAAATGGAGGAAAAGAAAATGAGTGAAAAACTGGAAAAAGCACTTGGCGAGTTGAATGATTTGGTAGCCCAAATCGGCGGCATCGACAAGGAAGATGACGTAAGAAAGGAAGCGGAGTATATGGACACCGATGAGGAAATGGATGACCTCGACCTAGAAGAAGAAGGTGGTTCCGAGGATTTGGAACTGTCTGATGATGAGGGTGAGGCTGATGACACCGAGGAGAAGGCTCTTGACGAGGATGAGACAAGAGAATTTGAGGCTGGCGAGGAAGTAGTTAGTGGCGGAAGGCCAACTTCTGCACCTGCTGCACTTGGAAATGTCAACAAGGGATTAGAGGCCACCGATTTCCCAACTCTCAACTTAACTGCTGAGAATGTCGAGAAGGCATATGAGCAGTTCAAGGCCGAGCAGTTGGAGAAGAGGGCTTTGGATGAACTTCAGAAGACCTTCTCAACTCGCTTAGAGGAAGAACTAGCCGTTAAGAAAGCAACCGCAGAAAGAGCCGAGTATGATGCTCGTTCAGATGTTGCTGGTCTAAAGGCCGAGTTCGCAGAACTAAGGAAGTCCCTCTCCGAGAAGGACGATGATATTCGCAAGGCAAGGGAAGTAGCATTTAGCCTCCCTGAAGGAATACCAACCGATACTGAAGCGGCTGCTGAAGTATCATGGGATGATATTCACAACTTTGCAAGAAACATGAACAGGAGTGATTAAACATGACAGGATATATACGAACGATGAAAGATTTGGAAGCCGCAACATACGGCGTCCGAGGAGAGAGCGGTAATGCCCTACTGAAGGCTGGTGGAGTTGTTGGAGGTTTCGGAACCCCCCACGATGCTGCATCAAACCCCTTTACGGCAGCATCTGGTCTAGGCGACCTATACAACCTGCTTTACGGGCAGAAAGTTTGGTCGATGCTAAACCAAGAGGTAAACCCCCTCTCAATGATTGCAAAGAGGCCATACACATCATCTGGTTGGAGAGTTCTAAAGGCTCGACCAATGGGTGGTAGCGGTTCTGCTTTCGCAGTAGGGTCTAACGATGTAACGAAGACCATGACATCTGCCCAAGCAGCAGCACCAAAGCCTGACCAGATTGGCGGTCAGCCTGAAAATGCGGCACTAGGGACTGCTCCCTTTACTGCAATGGCTCCCGAATACACGAAGTTGTATGTCAGCCCAAAGACGATTGCTCATCTATTTGAGTTCTCGGAACTTGGTATGGAGATGGCTGCTATTGATGACGGTGTTGGAGATATACGCTCAATCGTCCGTGAGGACATGGGTAAACTCCACGCTGAGGTTCAGAGCAAGATGCTTCTGATGCCTCTTGAGCAGTATGACCAAACTGGAATTACCAACATGGATAGGAACTACACTTCTCTGATGAAGATAGTTTCGTCTGCACAGGAAATCGGGAAGATGATGGAGGCTGACCTCCTAGTGACTGCTGGACAGGACAACGATGCAACCGCACCTGCGGCTGACGTTGGAAACATCTTCGGAGATGCTAGGGCAGTAACCAAGACCGGAAGTAGCGGTTCATACGTCTACACCGGAACTTCTTCGTTCCTAGACGCTGAGGTTGATTTTGGTGGTTCATACGAGACTGCGGCAGATGCGAGGATTCTAACTCTAAGCATCCTAAATGACATGATTAGGAGAATCAGGCAGAATGGCGGTAACCCGAAGGTTATCCTAACTGGATACGATACCATTCAGCATCTATCTGACCTCCTACAGTCGCAAGAGCGATTCATGGACAGGAAGGAAATCGTGCCTAGCCACAACGGAGTCCGTGGTGTGAAGGGTTCAGAAGTTGGTTTCAGAGTAGCGACCTACTACGACATACCCATCATCCCTGCAAAGGATATGCCTTCCACCGGAAGCAACACGACTAACACCCTAAGCGACATACTGATGCTAGATACAGACCATCTGTGGCTATCAGTCATGAAGCCAACGCAATACTTTGAGGATGGAATTACTTCAGGTAACCCATTCGGTGTTGGAACTCTGGGGAACCAAGGCATGTATCGAACAATGGGCGAGACATGCTGTTCCTTCTTCAAGGGCCAAGGAAAGATTACGAACCTAAAGAGTGCTTGATTGGGGTTGATTAAATGACACACACAACTGTCATCCACACCAATCACTTGGGACTTGCTGCCTCTAAGGTGCAAGGCCAAGAGTATGTGGTCGATGCTACTATCGACATCAGCACATACACCGCACAAGGAGAAGTAGTGACTGCATCGGAACTAGGTCTTAGTTTCCTCAACTGCGTCTTGATTACCGGGCGAGAAGTTGATACAAACCATAAGACCCTGAATGATGTGGTGGTGAAGATAGCCGCCGAAACCGGAGTATACGAAAGCAATACGTCTTTCAAACTGGTTAGCACTATTTCCGCTAGTGGAAGCGTTGGAGCAACTGACGGAACCACAGGCGCAGTAAGAATACGCGCATACGGAAACCTTTGAGCAAACGTAAAGTAGTGCCTTCTTGCCCTAGTAAGATAGGGCAAGGGGCATTACCCCTTGTCTATAGGTGAAAACATGGCGAAAGTTAGGTTAAGAAGAAGCAGAGCAAATACCCCGCTTATCTTACAAGGAAAATACGAGATAACGACCAGATTTACGGAGATACCCTTCAGGGCGGCTCGTAGATTGATTGGAGATTCAGGCGTAGTAATTGAATGGACGGAAAAAGACCGCCGAGAAATAAAGAGTCTCCCAGACTCTAAGCAAAATAAATTTGCTAGAGCATTAGGTATGCCTGAAGGATTACTTATGGGAGAGGCCGCTTACAGAAGAAAGGATAAGAAAGCAAAGAAAGAGGCCAAGAAAGAAACCCCACCTCCGGTTGTAGAAGAAGTAAAGGAAGAAACACCTGCTTTGGAACCACTTCCTCCTAAACTAGAGGATTTGACGGTTAAAGAACTAAAGAAACTGCTAGATGTTAGGGAACTATCTACGGAAGGTAAAAAAGCAGATTTGATTAAGCGACTATCGGAGGAAGGCTAATGGGAGGATGTGCTGGTAGTGGAGTTAAAACTGCTGATGCAGTTGTTCATGTAGGTAGATGCGCTCTACAGGGGATTAAGGCTACAAATGCATCTGGTTCTACATTCACGGTTCAAGTATGGGATTCAGCAACTGCGACCACCTCACAAAAGGTAGAAGTTGCTAGGATGGTTTTAGCCGCAAATGGTTCATTAGAATATGATATGCATGGTCGCATATGCGCTGAGGGACTATATGTTGATGTTACTGGAACCGGAACCTATTCCTTGGAGTGGTTGTGATGCCAAGCATTGACACAGATACAAGGCTAGTAATGACTATCCTATTCGTTGGGGCAGTAAGTGGCTCTAACATATTCTGGTATTCACAATACGGAATTACCTTCCCTTATGGGGCATTTGAACATGCCATTCTCTTTGGGATTCTAACTGTTGGAGGCATCATGTGTCTCAAGGCATTCTTCGACCTGTTCATGAATGACTACATCGAGGAGTGGCTACTACAAAGAAGAATAGATTCCTATTGG